GAGCCCTGAAGATTGTTGGCATTGTTGATCGTGCCGACAACGAGACGGCGGCGGCGAACCAGCGTCTCCTGGTAATGATTAATCAACATTACTACATGGGCGGCCAGACGGCTACCTAAAGGAGAACAACTATGTCTATCAATTCTAGTTCATTTGCTAAAGCACTCTGGCCCGGCGTTAACGCTTGGTACGGGGAAGCCTACAACCAGTACGAAGTTGAGTACACCAAGCTTTTCGACAAATTTACCTCTGACCGTCAATGGGAAGAGGATGTTGGTCAGAGCGGCTTTGGCCTGCTTGCGGTTAAGCCCGAAGGCTCGGCCATCACGTATGACACCGCCCGTCAAGGCTTCACGACTCGTTATACGCACGTCGTATATGCCTCCGGCTTTGTCATCACCCGTGAAATGGTGGAAGACGATCAATACGATGTGATTGGTAAGAAGAAGGCGGGCGCCCTGGCGTTCTCCGCTCGTCAAACCAAGGAAATCGTTGCGGCTAACGTCTACAACCGCGCCTTCACCGGCTCGGGCAACCCCACCTATGGCGACGGTTCGGTGCTGCTGGTTTCCAGCCACGCCAACATCGCTGGTGGCACTCAATCGAACGTTCTGAGTACTGCCGCTGACCTGTCAGAAGCTGCTCTGGAACAAGCGTCGATTGATATTGCTGGCTTCACCAACGACCGTGGTCTTCTGATCGCTGTTCGTCCGAAGACGCTTATCATCCCGCGCCAGCTCATGTTTGAAGCGAAGCGTATCCTTGGCACCGATGGTCGTGTTGGCACTGCTAACAACGATCTGAACGCGCTTAAGGCTCTGGGCATTGTCCCGGAAGTTGTGACGAACCACTACCTGACGGATACTGACGCTTGGTTCATCCGGACCGATGTTAAGGACGGCATGAAGTATTTCGAGCGGCGTGCTGACCAGTTTGACATGGACAACGACTTTGAAACCGAGAACGCCAAGTTCAAGGTGACGGGTCGCTATTCCTTCGGTAACACTGATTGGCGTGCCCTGTTCGGTTCTCCGGGCGCTTAATAGCAACAGGCCGGTAGCAATACCGGCCCTTTAAAAGGAGCTATTAAATGGCTATCAATTTTACAACCGATCAAACGGTAATCAACAGCCAAGTCAAGGCACTTCAAGTTAAGGTATGCAAACTCACCTTTGCAAACTTTGGTACTACTCCGGTAAACACGTTAATTGCTACGTTCCCTCCGAATGCTGCAATCACTCGTATCGCTTATTGGAATAAAACCAAACTTGCTGGTAACTCGATCTCTGCGGCTACATTATCTCTGGGATTTGCATCTGCAGGTACCACGATTGTGAGTGCGTTTGACGTGTTTACTACTGTAGGCACTAATGCTACACTATCTCCATCTAACCTGATTTTGCAGACTACAATTGGCGAAGGCAGTGGTGGTGACTATAAAATCTGGGCGCAAGGCTCAGCAACCACCGGTGATCCTGATGCTGGTGAAATTTACGTAATCTTCGAATACGTTCGATAAACCTGGGAAGGGGCGGTAAGCCCCTTCTTCATTCCTTGGGGGAATTATGGCTAATGTACATATCAAGAGCGGGCGTGTTTATAATTTGTTTCCAGGCAGTGGTGTCACTGTTACTGGGACAGGTGCATGGCTCTATAAAGACAGCCCTGAAGCTACTTTTCAAGCCACTGTTACTGGAACAGGCGCAGTTGACGCCGAGGTGGTGATCGAATTTTCTAATGATGGTGTGAACGCTTTGGAAACAGAGGGTGGCACCATTACTCTTACTGGGACTACATCGTCATCTGATGGGTTTACCACAACTTCTGCTCCCTGGAAATATGCCAGGGCAAATCTAAGCACACTCACTGGAACTGATGCTCTAGTGCAGGTTCTCATGGGAGTTTAAGATGGCTGTTTCCGTAAATCACAGTGTCTCGGGTGGTGGTAATGGTGGTAGTGGTTCTTCCTCATTTGCAACTATTACAGGCGATCCTACTGATAATGCGGCTTTAGTTACGTGGGGGGACACCTTAGGAGGTGGTACTCTATCCGCTATTGTTCTTTCCGGTGGTGCAGGTACTTATAACATCACCCATGACGATTGCAATCGTGGAGTTTCCATCGCGGATACCGGTCCGCAGGTTGATATTGTTCTTCCGAACATTGCAACTGACCCGACTTTGCTTGATGGGGATTTCCTAACCATTGACAACTATGGCCCCGCGATTCTTCTGATGAAAGGGGTTGTCATCGACCGCGCTGGGATGAAACGATTTGTTCTCCCTGGCGAAGTTCTTCAAGCTCTCTATCGTGCCGCATCGAATACCTGGATTTCCTGTACTCCAGTTATTTACCTGAAAAATGGAAGGTCACCTTCTTACAGTGCTGCCCCCATTGCTAATAGTACTTCTCTTACCACAGGTACAGTCGGAGTTACTTTTACCCAATTAGACAGCTCTATCGCTGTAGCAGGTGCCCCAGGTACTGACGCTTATGGTAAACTAGTTAGAGTCCAATCACAAGGAGCGGCGGCGGCGATTAACCGTTGTGCAGGACTTACCTCAACTACTACCTTAGCAAACTCTCCTTTTTTCGTTCCTACTGCAGCGGTTCCCTGGGAATTTGTTTGGCGTGGTGCTTTTAGTGTTTTCGACGCTATCACTGACGGTAGGTTTTTCCTTGGTTTCGGCCCGGTGCCGACTTTTAACGTTGAGCCCAGTACGTTTCTTAACGCCTTTGCTCTCTATTCTGACTCGGATATGACGCAGCTAAAGCTCGGTTACAACGATGGGGCTGGGGCTTTTACACCTGTGACGCTTAATGGCGGAACTGGTTTTCCTTCACAGACCACCGGCGCTGATGTTTATGAGCTATTTACTTGGTGGAGAAGTGACGGGACAAAAACTTATGTGTATTGGAGAGCCACCAACCTAATTACTGACGTTTTCGATTGGGGTGTTTATGATTGCGCCGCCCTCGCAAATTTCCCTGCTCCTGGGACCCAAATGATCGCACAAATGTGGAGAAACTCTGGTCCAAATACGGCCACTACTCCGCGCGGGCATTGGTTCGGTGCTTTTGCTGGTCAATTTGCCTAAGGGTTCTCATGCTGATTAAACGAAATCACCAAGGAGCATCTGCCAGTGTTCCCGAAGACGGGAACTGGGAATTTGCCATCGGGATAAATCTACAATCAAATTCGTCCGCTTCGCCTCAAGCGATCTACACTCGATTAGAATATTCCGCAGGGAATTTCGGTACTTACGCCGACCCTAATGCGAACGGGCCTGATTATCCTGCCCTAAATGCGACTGATCGGTATCCGGTAGTGGATTTTGGTTATAAATTGCCTTCGATAGTGGGCACCGGTAGTCCCCAGGTATTACATTGTAAACTGCTCGGACAAGCATCGTCGATTACAATCTCTCCTGCTACGTGGACGATTAGTAATGTGACTGTGGTGGATACTAACGATACGACTTTCGATATTAACGTCATCGCGGCTGGCGGGACCGCTACACTTTCGTTCCTAAATACCAAGCGAATGAATACCGACGTTGCACCGACAGGGTGCCGTGGACTTACTATTCGCGCCCCTGGGATTGCTCTGGCCGATACCACTCACTTCCTACCTCATATGACGGATGCTATGGCTCCGTTTGAGTGGTTTCGTTGGGTTTATCCGCAACAAATTCTTGGCAATACCTACACCCGCGAAGTTGCAGATATGGCGACCCCGACAACGCGGCCGACCATGCCGCCGACGTTTCAAGGCTCGCTCAAGCAGACTATCCCGGTAGAAACCTGTCTTGAAATGTGCAACGAGCTAGGGAAAAATGCTTGGATTCATATTCCCATCGCAGCTAGCGACGCTCTAATCACAGAAATGGCAACGATTGTCAAAAACACTCTCGACCCTGCAAAATGGTGCATGTTCGAGCTTGGCAATGAAAACTGGAATTCAATTTTCTTAAATATGCCGTGGTGCCATTCGCAGGCATTAGAAGAAGTCAACGGGTTTGTTTATCAATATTGTGAATCGCATTGGGTTGCGTATATGACTCGGACGGCCAACATCGTTACGGCCGAGTTCCAGTTGCCTGCTGGGCATGGATGTGCACCTGGAGATGTAGTTTATACCAATAGTTTATTGCCTGGCTCGAATGGCTATAAAACAATTCTCACAACTCCTGACGCGATTACCGCAACCTGGTCGGACCCGGGAGCGGATTTTGCGCGGCAGGTGGTTGACGGACAGTTTAGATCGAATTCTCTGATTACATCTTGTGTCCGCGCCGGTACAACGATGACATTAACTTTCGGCCGGGATCATGGGATGACCGGCGGAGTTTCGCAGATTAGAACAATTGGTATCACTGGATTGTCTAGCTCTCTTACGACGATTACTACTGCCCCGGATGCAAGAACAATTACTGTACCCTGTACAGCGGGGTTGGACGGCCCGATTGTTCTCACCGGTGCAAGCTCTCTGTGTGTTTTCCCAGCAGTCAGTGAATTGAACAGCGCTGATAATCTTCAAGATCAACATACACTTCGCCGTCGGTGGTGCGCACGGCGGACGAAAGAGATTTCCGAACTTGTCCAAGCTGTGTTTGGTGTGGACTTTGATGCACGGGTTCGGATTGGGCTATTCGACCAGCCTGGAACAACCGGAGGTATGGAAGATGCAATGATTTTCCTTGACACCACTTTCGGCCCCCCGAGTGATTATATTCAAGTTATCGGTTTGGCTAGTTACGCACAACTAAACGCGACTGGTGGTGGCGGCCCGAATCTCCGGGATGTTGATACCTATAATGGAAATACCCCGCCGCTAATCACAGATTATGCTGATTGCTGGCAAACCGCAGCTTCGGTGATTAATAGTAATGGCCCCAATGGCGGTAAACACGACACTATCGCAATGACGGCGCGATTGTATAATATGGATTTGTGGCAGTATGAATATGGCCCGGACGCGACTACAACTTTCGCATCAGGAAATGGCGGTGCAACCGCGACGAAACTCCAGAAAATCGATACTCTCCATGATCCGCTTTATGATGCATCGTATAGAACATTGATTAACGTAATCCAAACCAGTGGCTTCAAGAAAGCCACGATTTATAACAGTCAAGCTGTTCCTACGGGGACGGCTAATTGTTTCCAAAGCTGGGGTATTTTCCGCGATTATACAACACCAACAGCTTCAGTTCGCTTTAATGCAGTGGTTGACGCTTTGGCAGCTCCAGCGGTCGGGCCGACTAGGAATTTACTTTCTATAACAGACCCGGTAACAATCGACGGTCGGGCGATTTTGAATATCCACAACTATTCCGGCGCCTATCCGTCTGTCTGTGTTGGAAGTTCGCCGCCGATGCAAAACTGGATTATCACGGCTCCTGAAGATGGTGACTGGTCGTTCGAACCTACTTTTAACTGTACCTCAGGAACAAAAAACATTATCGTTCAAGTCAACGGAGTGAGCTTGTCTCCAAATTATTCAATTCCTTTGGGAACTAACCTCCAAGCAGCGAGAACAATCTCTCTAACTAAGGGACATAATGTCATTAGAACGCTTCAGGGTACTTCCAATCCTGGAACGGCTGTGACCGCGATTAGTTATCTCTTCACGCCGGTGCCATGATGGACGCCGAAGCAGTTCGCTGGGCACTAACAGGACTTATGGGACTCGTCATGTGGTTCTGGAAACGAAATATGGATGAGGTTGAAAAAGACTTTGTAGCCCTCAAAGCAGACATTCAACATCTACGGGACACCCGTGTCCACAAGGATGATCTGCGAGAGTTTAAGCATGAGCTTCGTATGCAATTTGACGAGGTGAAGGCTGCAATTAAAGACCTCAAACATGGGAATCAGTAGATATATCCCTGGCGCATGGAATGCTATTTGCGACTCTTGTGGGTTCGAGAAAAAGAACTTCCAGCTTCGCAAGCGTTGGGACGGCCTTATGGTTTGTGCCGACACATGCTGGGAAACCGACCATCCTCAGAAATACCTGAGAGTTCATTCAGATGAGAAGGCAGTTCCTTGGGTTAGGCCGGAACCAGAAGACACTTTCACACATGTCTGCTACCTCTATGGAGTAGCCGCTTATGCTGACCTAGCCGAAGCAGACTGTGCTCAGGCTGATCTAGCCTCCCCGTCATACGCAATTCTCGCTCAACTTAAAGCAGGAACATAATGGCAACATCAGGAGACACTAGCTGGGAGCTAGCATCCACCGCATTGGTGAATGCTGCCTATCGCAAGCTTGGCTATTTAGCAGAAGGACAAACCCTTTCCGCAGAGGCTTTGGCAAACGGAGTTGAGGCTCTTAATTCCATTATTGCCTATCTCCAAACCAAGGGAATGCCTCTCTGGAAGCGCACTGGTGTTGCCGTGGTTCCTAGTGCCACTAATCAAACGTATACACTAGATGCCGGGGTCAAGGTGGCTGAAGTAAATATCACGGTTAGTGATTCCGCTCGATGGGCATTAATCCAAAAGAGTCGATATGACTACAACGCCCTGCCCTATGATGCTGTTGGTGTCCCGGTACACTACACTGTTTCACCTACCATTAGCTCCACAGAGGTGTCCCTTTGGCCGCGTTTTTCGGATGCGGCGACCATTGCGAATACAAGTATTCGTATAGTGTATCAGAAGAAGTTTGATGGGATGATTGCTGCTGGAGACACTCTGGACTTCCCCTCCTATTGGACTCAGGGAATCATCTTCAAGCTTGCCTCAGCCCTAGCTCCAGAAGCCGGTCTGCCTACACAAGACCGCACCCTGCTTAAAGCAGAGGCTGATGAAGCCATCGATGCTGCGGCTGATTATGGTGATGAGGACGGCAGCCTGTTCATCCAACCTACTCAACAATAAGCGTGGCTTTCTCCAAACAACCAGCGCAGGACACCTACAAAACGGTGCCACTCCCCTTCAATGGGGTGGACCTGTTTCGTTCGGGTGATTTGTCCGTCCCTGTACGTGACGTGCAGATTGTCAACGCCTATTACGACCGAGTGAGTCAGGAGAATCAGAAAAGAACAGTTGCTCTCAAGAAGCGTCCTGGTCTAGATGCCACTGCCTACAGTCTCACCAAAGTGACATCTACTGATCCTGTCCGTGGTAGCTACAACGACGTTGTGCAGAATGCTTTCTACTGGGTGGTGCTAAACAAGCTCTATCGCCTCAAGCCTGACACTTCGCCCACCCCGTCGCTCATTGCCACTCTAAATACCTCTACGGGGTATGTGGGGTTCACTTCTTATCTAAAGAGCACAGGCACCCGTTACGTGGTGCTCTCGGATGGCACAGACATCTGGATTCATGACTACGTTGGTGCCTCCTGCACCCGTGTGACGGATGGTGATATGCCCACCCCCCATCAGCCCTACCCCATTTATCAGGATGGATACCTCTATGTCATCAAGACTGGGACGGCTGATCTCTACAACTCGAATGCGGATGATCCGTTTGCTTGGACTCCTGGGGATTTTATCACTTGCGAACTTAATAGCGACTTGGCGCTCAGGCCCATCAAGGCCAAGAACTACATCGTTGTCATGGGGTACAAGTCAATCGAATACTTCTACGATGCGGCGAATCCGTCAGGAAGTCCGCTATCACGAAATGAAAGCCCGTTTAGAGCCATCGGCTACGTCACGGGCTGCTGCGACATTGGAGACACCACCTACTTCGTTGGGCAAGACAACAGACAAAACCTAGCCGTCTACCAGCTCAATAGCTTCAAGGTGGAGCGAGTTAGCAACTCTGTTGTGGACTCCACTCTGCAAGCGGTGAGTGCCTCTGATAACGCCAAGGGCCAAGCAACCCTGGCTATTGATGGTATGTGCATCTCTGTTGACGGCCATACCTTCTATGTCGTCAAGACTCCCTACACCACCTGGGCCTTCGATATTGAAGAGAAGTTCTGGTACGAATGGAAGCAAAGCAACGGTGGCGCCCTAGCTATTGAGGCCGCCTGGGCGATGTACAACGGAGGGCAATATGTTGCCATCACTGGGCAATCCACCATCTCCCTTCTATCTCCCAATGTCTACCAAGACTTCGGGGTTGATTTCACTGTGCGCTACACCACTGACAACTTCAATGCCGAGGGCATGAATTGGAAATATTGCCACAGAGTAATGATTATAGCTGACCAGCATGATGACAGCGGAAGTTCGTATGTCGATGTGTCCTATTCAGACAAAGACTGGGCAGACGGGGGCACCACTGCTAGACAAATTAATGTCTTCTCGCAAAGCCCCTTCCTAAAGCAATGGGGAAGATTCCGCCAACGCTCTTGGCGTTTTGAATACACAGACAACTATCCATTGAGAATGAGCGCAGTTCTTCTCGATCTTAACATGGGCCAGCATTAAACATGACCACTACTACCTTTGTTCCTGGCACAATCATTGAATCGTCATGGCTCAATGATGTAAACACCATGACCTACAAGAGCTTCATTAACGTCAAAACGTATGGAGCCTTGGGGGATGGATCAACAGATGACACAGCCGCAATTCAGGCAGCACTAGACGCCGCTGCGGCGGCCGATGGTGGAGAAGTATTTTTTCCTGCTGGCATCTACATGGTAACCACTGGTTTGTCACTTGCAACAGGATGCTCCATGCGCGGAGGCAATCCCCGCACCACTGAACTAAAAACTACCTCTTTAACTGGAGATGTGTTAACTCTTGCTGGTAGTAGTGCCTCTGTCTATGGGCTTGGGTTCACCTGTGCATCCATGCGGACCGCAGGACGTTATATCAGCATGTCGGCCGCTGCTCGTGATAATGTCATTGAGGACTTCATCCTGACCAATGCTTTCATTGGTATTGAAGTAGGCACGGCGGGGGCGGGCGTCGTTATTACTCATATTAATAAGGGCGAAATCTTTGGCATTGCTCCAACCGATGGGGTGGGCATTAAGATTAGCGGAGGTAATGACACTTACATCAGTAATATGGTGATTACCTCTACAGCCGGTGCCCTGACAGAATGTAAAGCGGGTGTGCAGATTCAACACAGCGGAGCGGTGTGGATGCACACTGTGGATTGTATTTCTACTCGTGTGGGGCTTCTAGTTGATCCCGGCACAAGCCAAGCAATTACGTGGTGTTTTTTCACTGCGTGCGCTTTTGATTCTGGTGTTGCATATGGTATTAAAATCGCCCCCACCACAGGTGGGAGTGTTGTCGGCCTCTATTTTAGTAACTGCTGGTCGTCCACCAATTCTCATGGCTTGTATGTCACAGAGGCCGGCGGCGGCGTGGTAGATGGTGTAGAGTTTAATAGCGGACGAATGATAAATAACCAGTACCAAGGTTTGTTGGTTGATGGTGGTAGCAATGTAAATCTTCGTGATTCGGCAATTGCTGGTAACAGCGTGGTAAGTGTTGGAGGTCATGCTGGGGTACTGTACAACGATAGCGTAACTAATTTCGCTGTAACTGGTAACACCTTGGGGGCCACATACGGTCTTGGGGTGAATCATTCGTATGGCCTAGCTGTTGGAACCTCATGCGACAGTTATGTTATTATAGGAAACACACTACTAGGAAATGTCACAGCGGGCCTATCCGATGGGTCTTCTGGAACCGCCGCTTTACGTGTCTGTGCCGACAATCTAGGATGGGTTAATAACATCACTGGTACTGCTTCTGGAACTACAGATGGTTCTGGAGACATCACAGTAACACATGGAATGTCTGGCACCCCGACACAAGTGGTCGCTTCTACAATGACTTCCACCTACTACCATGTGCAGGCGCACACGCTTGGCGCAACCACATTCAAATTGCGTATATACGATGCGGCAGGAGCTCCAGTCTTAGCGACAGCAACTCCTGGAATTGCTTGGACAGCAAATTTTAAATAATGGCTCAAGTCTTACCCCCTGCACCTATTGACGCACCCTTCGGCTCATACAACTGGGCCGATTGGTACGAGCAGGTGCGTCGTCTTATTAATGATGTGACGGTGATTACATGGGGTCAAATCAATGACTTCACAGGTAGCAACCTAACCGATCTTGAGACACGCCTGCACGCGAGCCTCCAAACTATTGAGGGCAGTGGTGGCTATCACCTATCTGCTGCGGAGCACGCCGCCTTAGTAGCCGGCTTCACTGGCACAGGGACGCTCGTCAGAGCAACCACCCCTACACTAGTTACTCCTGTTCTCGGTGCAGCGACGGGCACCTCCCTAGCCCTCACTGGTGGAATCACCACAGGGAATGCAACCTTGCACACAACTACAACTGCGCTAACAAACGGGGCTGCTGCTGCGGGCGGCACTCTGCTTAATGCTCCCGCTGCGGGTAACCCGACGAAATGGGTGCCTATTGATGATAACGGAACCATTCGTTACATCCCTGCGTGGTAAGGAATAAACATGGCTGATTGGTCAGACGTACTAGACATGGGGGGTGACCCCATCTTCTCAGGTGGGGGAGCCTACATGGGTGGGGGGATGTCAAATCCAACCGGGTATCAATCCTCTGCGGCTAATGGTGAAAGCCAAGGAATGGACTCTGCCCTTGCCAACGCATGGTGGAGAAGTATTCACCCTGAGATGAACGGAGAGGGTGTTGGTGGGGGTGACTCTGGCAACTATGCCGATCCCCCGGCTTGGTTCACTGGTACAACTCCTGATCCTGTCACTGGTAAAGGCTATTCGTTTGCCCCTACCAATGAGACCGGGAAAATGGTGGGTGCCAGAGATTGGATCATGAATGACAGTGCGGATTGGGCTAGCTTCAATCAGCCTGACTACGATCCTGAATGGTTACAAGCTTTAGGATATACCGGCACCCATCCCAATTCTGGAGTTGGTCCGGACAATCAAGACTACGCCCCTGATAACAGCTTCCAAGACTGGATGGGCCAGGAAGGTATCACTCTAGGAATGGGGACTAAGCTTGATCCCAACCCAGGCACACATGCTTCCAATCTAGGACGCCTCCAAGCCTTCAAGGATGGGGACCTATATGGTCCTGAGCACAATTGGTCGCTGAACGAGAATGATCCAGGCTTTCAAGCCGCAATGACCCTTGCTAGCGCCATGTTTGGTGGGGGTATGGGTAGTATGGCAGCCACCGGAATGGGTGCGGGTGCTGGAGGTGTCCTCGCCGGTGCCGCTGCTGGTGCTGGTGGTGGGTTCATGGGAGCAGCTTCGCAAGGCGCGTGGGGCTCCGATCTTCTCAAGGCAGCCGGCTATGGAGCCGTCTCTGGTGGCTTTGCCAATGGCATTGATGCTGCTGGCGCCTTAGGTGTTTCTGATCCTACATGGGCCAAGCCCATTAACAGTGCTGTTGGTGCTGGTACTAAAGCCGCCGTCACCGGCGGCGACATCAAAGATAGTGTGTTGGGCAGTTTGACTAGCAGTGGGCTAGGGATGGGTATAAATGCCCTTTACAGTGGAGCAAGCAATATGTTTGGAGACAATGGTGGCGGCATGAATAACCTGCCGTCGGTAGACGATTATTCAAGCGGCTTCGGTGATTACCAAGCCCCACAAGCTTCTTGGCAAACCGCCTTAGGTATGGGAGGCACGTCTTCCCCTGCTCCTGGGCAGGGCTATGGCCTGGAGCAATATGGCTTCCAGCCACAGGGTATGGGAAGTGCAAGCTTTGTATCCCCTGACATGCCCAGCCCCTATGCTGGGCAGGACTTGACAGGGAACGGGGTTGATCCCACAACCTATCAGCCTAAGTCTAGCACTGGTGGCAATCCGTTCATGCAACGCTTTATGCCTCAGAGTGCTGGTGGTGGTGCTCAAGCTCCCGGTAGGTTCGACAGCATGGCTGGCAACCTCATGGGCCTCTATTCTGCCTATCGCAATAGGAAGATGGCTGGCAAGCAAGCAGGGCAGCTACAGAGCCTCTACGGCCCTAACAGCCCATATGCCAAACAACTAGAACAAACCCTCCTGCGTGCTGACGCAGCGGCAGGAAGACGTAGCCAAGTTGGCCCACGTTCTGTGGAACTGCAAGCCAGATTGGCCGACGTTAATAGCCGTAATGCTCCGATGTTGAATCAGCTCTACAATCAGAAGGGAGCTGCTGGCGACCAGATGCTTATGAATCTCCTGGCTATGGGCCGCAATGGGGGCTTCCAGAGTGGGCTACAAGGCCTGTCTAGCCTGTTTGGCTACGGGGGTGGTAATCAGTTTGGCTTAATGGGTGCCAATCCTACCTTTGATTACAACTATCAAAACGGTTCCGACCTAGGATAATCATGCAATATCAGCAAACTCCGCAAACCCTGGCCGACATCTACAAGGGGCCAGTGGGGGCCTTCATCCCGTCGATGAACCTATTTGACCAAATGGGTCAGCGTGACCAAATCACGCAGGCGGATCAAACACGGCAGCTTGATTACAACTACAATGCTGATCCAATGAGGCTAGCCCAAATGGGCCTAGCCAATCAGACAACGGAAGCCCAGCTTCCCGGCATAGCAGCTAGCTCGTCCATGCTACAGCGTAGAAATCGTCTGCAAGGTGGTACAGAGGATGCTGAACTACAGGATATGCTTGGTAAATATAAGTCAGAAGAACTTAAGCGCCATCTAGAACAATATAAAGGGCTAGGTGATTTAGCGGGCTCTCAAGCTGCCCTAGCTCGTGCAGAGCCATTTGGTGCTGCCACTCGTGGGCGGGAAGCTTTCACTAAGGCTGGCTTTGGTAATCTGTGGAATGATGAGTGGGACAAGATGCCTGTTGACACCCTTGCTGATAAATGGCAAAAGATGGGTAGTGACATTCATTCATCCAGTGCGAGTTATCAAAAGGCTCTGGATGCTATTGCTGAGAAGGCTGCAAGTGCTGAGCGCATTGCTGCTGACCGTAATGCCACTGAGCTTGAGAAGCAGCGTATGAAGTCGGTGACGGCTGGTGAAATTGCCAAGCTTAAGTCTGAGGTTGGTAACGATCCTAAGAAACTTGAAGAAGCTGCTGTGGCTCTGTTTACTGCGGCTAGGGTTGAGCCCGATGCTGAGAAACGTCAGCAGCTCATTGCTGCTGCTCAGGAGTTTATGCAACAGAAAGCCTATCTGAATGCAGCTTCCGCTGGTGTGGGTCAGAGTGGTGCTCCTGATCTTGCTGCTATGGGACAGCCAGGACAGAAGGGTATTCCCACTCGTGGGCCTGTTCCAATCCCGGCTCCGCCTCCTGTGGGTATGGGAGCCAGTGCTCCTGCTGCCCAGGCAGCCCCGCCTCCGGCTGTTCCTTCGGCTGCCCACATTAATGCTCTTAAAAACAATCCTGCAATGGCTGCTGAATTCGACGCTAAGTTTGGACCCGGTGCTGCTGCAAAGTATTCCAAATAATGGCAAACTTTTTCGATCAGTTTGACGAAAAACCCAAAGCCAATTTCTTTGACCAGTTTGACGAGTCTCCTGAATCTAAGAAGATGAAGGAAGACTTCTCCTCAGTGGGGAGTCATCTAAAGAATGCGGTGGGTGGGGTGGATGCTGCTGTTAGCATGGCGGCAGGTGTTCCTGCGTATATTGCTTCCGGCCTATCTGGTCTAGGGAAGCTGATGACCACCGGCAGCTTGGAACAAGCAGCCAACACTGTTGGACAAGTGCAGGAATCCAATTTCGGACTAGGGGCTCCTAAGCCCTTTACCAAAGCTGGACAACAAGTGTCTGACATGGTTGGTGAGGGTATGGCCGGTGTCAAGGACATTGCCGGTGAAGGTGGTTATGCTGTTGGTGGCGAACTAGGCCGTACCAACGCAGAAGTGGCTGCTGAAACAGTGATGAACTTCCTGCCCATCCCTGGCTTTAAGGGCGTGCAGAAGGTAGCCAAACACCTCGAAGGTAAGCCCAAGCCTAAGGCCAACTTCTTCGATCAATTCGATCAGCTTCCTCCTGATGCCCCTGTGGGCAAGCCTGTTGAGACTATTGCTCAGCACGAGCTATTTGACCAGCCCGAACAGGGCCGGGTTGCTAATCCTTATGAAGCCAAGCTGGGTGACTGGCGTGTGGATGAGAACGGCATTCCCATCAAGGCCGATTTGTCCATGGAGCTTGCCAATCTGGAAACTCCCATGCAGAAGAGTCTGTGGGGGGAAGAGCTTCCGCCTACAAAGAATCCTGTGGGCCAAGCAGCTACCCTGCTAGACGAGAATGGTTTCCAGCAAGGAGACAACGTTCTCCGCAGAACAAACAGACATGCAATGGAGCCCTCTGGAGAACTCCTGGGTGCCATTAATGAGGCTAATTTGCCCTTTAATATGCGAGGGCAAGGGGGCGCCATTAACCCCCAGTTGGTTAAAGACACCATTGCTCTGTACAACCAAGCCAAAGCCACTGGCAGGGATGTCATTAATGCTTTCCGTGGTACGTTCCATCCTGATGAGATGGAATTTATGCAGAGAGCCATTGACAATCCTGGTAACAGGAATGCTGTGGTGCTTATGTCTCCTGCGGAGTTCCAACGCCTTGCTGTGCAGCGGTCTGCTAATGCTTTAGACGACAGCTACAAACACATAGAGGGCAAAACTACAGGAGACTTGAGACAGTCTATTCGAGAGGGGCTCACTACCCCTAACGGACTGGACGACATTCCCCAATTGTTCACCCGCACCAAGGATGGTGTGGCTCAGGTGAACGGACATGAGGGCCGTCATCGTATGGATGTATTCAAGGAAATGGGTATTGACCTAGTTCCTGTGATGATCCGAGATGCCAAGGAAGCTGCTGGTAAGGCCTCC